AAGAAGATGCCTTCTAGATCAGGCGAAGCTATACCGCTTGAGCCGACACCTTGCTCTCCAACAACAAACAGCAACTTTGCTTGTTGCATGGTCCCATGACTGAACATGCGGGACCAAACCATTTTAGGCGTGACAAGCATTCCGCCAACATCATTACGGCGTAAGCCAAAAATGATGGGCACTGCTGCTGCATAAGTAGCCAGCTCAGCTAGTGAATCGAAGCCGCGTGATGGGGTAAATCGACTCGCCCCAGTGACTCCATCAAGATTGATTATTCCACCTTCTTTTTGCGCCCCTGGCATCTTGGGCTTAGGCGTAAGCAGATAACTAACACCAGTCAGCACAAGGCTGATGGCAAGGCTGATTAAATATGGCTCTGCACCTGAAGCCTGAACATCAGGAATGCTTGCATACTCTGCAGGTCTAATCGCTCCACGTCGCTGAACCTCTGCCGTAAACTTTTTATACTCCTCTTCAGTTATCCCAATCGTTTCAATTAACTGTTTCTCGTACGGAAGCAGTGATACGTCGTAAACAGACGGACCGAAGACCACTGAATCTTTTCTGACATTCGATTGACGTACAAGATTCCCGTCTGCCATGTGACTGCAAATGCCCAGGATTGCTGCGGTAGCAGCAGAATGTCCCCATCATACTCAGGCTTTTCAACCCGAAAACCCCAACGCATCAGGTCGCGGCAAACCTCCCATTTGCTTGCTTCGTACCAAGACGGCTTGAACTCTGGAGCGTCGATTCCCATCCGCTCCAATGCCTCGTAGCAAAGATGGATGCAGTCGATATAACCGTCACTACCGTCAGCGCCTAACCGATACGGCATTCCTATGAGATCACTGCAGTCGGACACTGTTCGTGATCGGCAAGTTGCCAACAAGGTCACGTGTTAAAGATCGCCTAGGAATATCCGTTCCAACGGCATCCAGAATCGTGCTGAGCTGCAGGTTGAGCGATACGTTGTCCCATTGTCCGCTCGTCACTTGGCCGGTATAGGTGTGAACGATCTGATGGGAACCTGCACGATCATCGCTGTCAACAATCAGCACATCCACTTCCATGATCCAATACTCTTCAATCGCATCAATGGCCCATCTTCGCGTAATTTTATTGTTTGGAAGCACAAGCGAGGCTTCTAGCCCGTCACCTGTGCGATTGACGGTGACACCAGAAAAGCCGAATGGGATAAATGTGTAAGTTTTAGTACCTGGGTCTGTCGTGCCTTTTAGACGCATGTTTTGCGTCAGGAAAAAATTCTGGAACCGATACAGCACAGACCTTTTTGGACGAATCCTTAAGGCATGGCCGAATGCGTATTGACTCACAGCCCTAACCTCTTACGAGTGCTGCCGCTCATTTGCAACCGCTTTAATGTCTGTTGTTCACCCTGTTTAGCACCTTGGTTTGCGGCCTGCCTCATACCAGTTTGGAACTGATCAGCAGTCACATAGTCAATGCTGTTGATGCGTTCCACGGTGTAGCGAACGTCGATTGGTGCGGCAACCGCTGTTCCACCACCTTCGCCTGACGTTCCAGGGGCTCCAGAGTCTGGAATGACGGAAGAGCCGCGAGCACCACGCGAGTACCGCGCCATGCTTTCACGCATCTTGGACTCGGGAATAATGTACTCAGATTCACCACCTTCACCGACAAATGCGCGAGTAGGACCGGAAACATAGCCGCCGCTTGCAAAACTAAATGTTCCTGCAGCTGCTTGATCCGCCATATTGCCTGTTGTAAAACCTCCGCCCTGCAAGACTTCTCCAACTGCTGCTGAATTAGGATCACCTCCGCTAGTGCCCATCCCAGCAAACGCACGAGCAATGCCAATCGCGATGTACGTCGCAATCATTTGCTTCGCAACATCCATCAACAATGACGCAATATCTCGCAAGAAATCAGCAAACGCTTCTTTTGCAGTCTTTGTGCCTTCAACAACTGCAGTTAAGTTGTTGAACAAAGAATCCGTTACTGGAACGGTGATTGCCATTGCTTCGTTAAAGCGCATTTGCGCTAACGCAGCTTCATCCATGGCTGGCTGATACTCTTTATATCGAGCAATGTTATTTTCTAGCTCAACTCGTTTATCTACTAAAGCAAGTCTTGCTTCATGATCTAAATCCGTTCCAAACTTAATGTTTTTATTTACGTCGTCTAACTCTTTATTCATTATCCTAAGTGTTTCGGCAAACCTTAGATTTTGCTCTGACTCAAGCTTGCGGCTTTCGCCAAAGAATGGATCCATCAGAAAATCTTGATTCTCAAAAGGACTGGTTGCACGAATAGCCTGTTGAGCCGCAATTTCTGCAGTCATGTCTGCCATTGAAATTGCCTGATTTTTAGTGGCTCGCTCCAGCTCAAATGCTGCTTGCGCTTGACGCGCCAAGGTCTCTGCATTTCTTTGAGCGGCTTGAGCCTCCAAAAGCTCTGCCTCAGCCAAAGCTTTTTTCAAGCCAAGACGCTGTCTGTCAGCATCTGTTTGAGCGTTTGAAAACTCCAGCTGAGCTTTCGCAAGCTTAATATCTGCCTTGGCAACTGCTACCTGACTTGTTTTAACACCAAGTTGTCCTCTAATTAAGTTTAGACGGTCCTGCTCAATCGCTACTTGGAATCCAGCAAGAGCTATTTCCGCTTTTCTGATTTGTTCAACTCGTTCAGCAATATCAATTTGATTCTGAGTTGGCAAGTCTGGCTGACCATTAGATTTTACAGAAGATGGCTTGCCTCCCAGCGCTCCTTCGCTTGCCATTTCGCCTTGAGCTATTGCGAAACCAGCGGCTCTTCCAAGCATTCCACCGCCCTGGCTGACTCCTCCGGCACGATTAAATAGATTTACTGCTTTAGTTAAAAATGTTATGAATCCAATAAGCTTATTAGACGCAAGAGCGGCAAGAGCAAGTCTTAGTTTTTTAACTTCATTAGCAAACTCATCGTTTTTTTCTTTAAATTTTTCAATGTCTTTAACGCCAAACTCTCCGATTTCCTCTCTAAGCGTTTCTACAGCAACAGCGCTTGCAGTTGTATTTAAACCAAGATCCTGAAGCTCTCTAATTAATCCTTTTGTTTTCGTACCCGAAAGCGGTAAAAGATCAATTAGTTGTTGAGCATTTTTTGTAGGTTCTTCTAAAGCTTTTCCTAGTTCAACAGCGGCGTCAACAGCCGCATCTAAAGGAGTCAAAAGGACTGATCCGGCAATGCCACCTGCAAACGACGCTTTTTGCCCAAAAGCAGCCCCTCCAACTCCACCGCCGATAAGTCCACCAGCTGCAGAAAAGCTAGGACCACCAAAAAGCAATGGAAAACCACCGCCAAGGATTGCTCCTTGTGCAGCATCACCGAGCATTTGCTTTCTGGTGCGACGAGTTTTGCTAGCCGCTTTCTCCTCGTCTTCTGCTCCCTTCTTTTTTTTCTTGTTCTGACGAATAATTGCTTCATTCTGTCTAATTTGATCTCTAAGCTCTTCTGTCATTTCTTCAGCTGCATCAACACGTCGCTCATCAAGAGCAAGATTTATCTTTGCAACCTGACCACTAAGACGATCAACTTGAACTTTTTGCGAAGCAAGTTCGTTTATCCGCTCCACTAACTGAACTTGTTCCGTGCGAAGCCTATTGGCTTTTGTGATTTGAGCTGACTCAAAACGAACTTGCTGAGCAACAGCCTCAGGACTGCCCAGCTGAGTAGCAGGACCGATTGCTACGCCAGCCCTTCGTCGAGCATCTTGGATTACTTCATTTTGAAGCTTGCCCAGCTTTTCAGCTTGAGCTTCTGCTTGCGCTAAAGCATTAGCGTAGTTTTTAACTTCAGCGGCCTGTTTATTAAAAGGCAGACTTAATTTTAAGCCAACATTGTCAAGGGCAGTAGCAAATGCTTGCGCCTGTGACGTTGCTCCGCCAAATGTTTTAGAAAACGTAGCCTGATTGTTTGTTGCACTTCTGGCTAACTTGTCTAGCTCTGTCTTCGCTTTTCTTATTTCATCGCCTGCTTTTCCAGCGCGAGGAGAAAGAAGATCTAACGGCTGTATATCTCGCGCAAGACTGCGAATTTGACCAATAGTCCTTAGTGTCGCGTCCAGTCGAGACTGACCTTTGACGCTAGCGACTATATTTAGGCTGTAGTCCATAGCCGCGTCAGGCTCGACACTTCACCTAATCCTACCGCCTGCTCATTGTTTGCGCCCTACCAGCAGTCTTAGCGTTCTGAATTGCCTTCTCCTCTTGCTCTCCCTTTAGCTCAAAAAACGCAGCCCATCCGACTAGCTCTTCTTGCGTCATCGTTTGCGAAAGCTGAGCAACGGTCATGCCCAGCTCTTTCGCTAACGCATAGATAAAAAACCAGTCGCCCTTAGCTTTTGAGGTCTGCTTTCGCTTCCTCCACCTTGTTTTCCGTTCCAGAGGCCAGCATTGCAAGCTGAATTTGTTGCAGCACAGCCGCCTCTACAGCATTTTTCAGCACGGCAACCTCGCCATCCTGAAACAGTCGCTTGCCTTTAGCATCCAACGCTTTACGCACCATCATGCTCAGTGCGAAGTCAACGGAGTCGTCGGAGTCAGCGGTTTTCTGGATCGACTCACGCTCGGCAATCGTCAGAGGATGCCAGTAGATCTCCAGCACTACCTCGTCGTCTTGCTTAACCTCGTACTTATACAGCTGGCTAACGCCAAATTTGTTGCGAAGCAGCTCTGAAGCTCGCATTGAAGACCTTCGTTTATTCAATACTATACTATGCAGTTGCAGTAAAGCCGCAAGAAATTACGCCAACAAAGTGTGAGCGATCCTCAATATCCAATGGTGTTGGGCCAACAATGTCAAGCACACGAGGAGAGCTGCTGAACGTGTCGGTGTAGCCAGGTGCGTTGACTGAAGTCAATCCGTCAATAACGGACTCACTAATGGCTGAAAGCACTGACGTGCCAGCAGATTTCGGTACATACACGTTGCACTGAATCGTGCCGGAATAGTAATCCTGAGCTGCGCCTTGGTTTTGGAGCGTGGATTGTCCAAAACTGACCGTCATCAAAATGTACTTTTGATCTTTGCCTGGCGTCGTAAACGCAACATTGTCGTATTTCATCAGCACCGTCGCGTCTGCTGCTGCCACAGCATCAGTCACGGCCTTTTCAAAAGCTGCCCTGGCGTTGACTAAGGTCATGACTACAGCTCGGTATAACCAGTGTAAATCTCGCCAGCTTGCGTGCCAAACGTACCAATGCCTTGCCGCGCTCCGACTGAAATGCGTGGAGCGCGTGGCTTAAATGCCTCTCCAAAAAGCTTTGCCATCTCAGGCCCTTGCACAAACTGCTGAACTTTTCCGCTTTCTAGTGCGTAAACAGCATATTCAGCCGTATTTCCGATATAAACACGTCGTTTGTAGTTAAAAGCCTTTTCGGGAGGATAAAACCTAGGGTCAATCTTATAGTCCTTGTTTTTTGGGTCAGCTCTTTTTGCTTTGCGAAGACCTGCCCATGGCTGAAAATTTTCTACCTTATCCACTGATTTGATTGGTGACGTACTGGCTTTCCAGCTAGACGCAAAAAAGCCCGTATACACAGGACTACGTTTTTTGGTCGCCAGACGACGCATGACCGTCAAAATCAACTTGTTAAAACTCTCCTGCATATATGCCTCTAAATCAGGCCCGACCAAATCAAGAGATCTAGCTGCAGCCATCAGAACCTCACCAGCAGCTGATACAGATACTCCTGATCACCCTTGAAAGTCCGAATGTCTGTGATCTGAGCAACGCGGTTTGATCCCGCATACTTCAGCGTTACCGTATCTTCAAACGTAGGTTGATTGTCTCCAATCTGATCGGGAGTGATATACAAGCGAGCCTTGCGCTCTTCACGCCCCTCCTCCTCTTCAGCGTCAACAAACTCGACTGGCACGTCAAACGAGTAAGCCGTATCAGTCGTTGTCAGCGCTCCAGTGCTTGTGTTGTACGTCGGAGACGCCTTGCGGGTGTACGTGATCGTGTGATCAAACGACTTGCCCAGATCTGCAACGACCTGCTTAGCAACATCCTTGAAAAGACTGTCGAGCGCTCCAGGCATGTCAACCTCTCACAACGCGGACAGAGTACGAACCACTGCCACCAAGACAATAAGCCCCAAGGTAAGACTGAAGCCAAGGATAAACGTCGAATACGTTATTAACAGTTCCGGTAGCCTGACTAGAAGTGTTGTACTCAACTTCCATCTCCCCGAGCTTGACGGACTTGTATAACCCCGTATCGCCGGTAGTCCCTGTAATTGCGTCCGTGTCATTAGCAAGTGCGTTAGCTAACTCATAAGTAGCGTATTTAATGTCGTTTGGAATCGCAGAGCAAGTAAGCTCAACACGATCCACGTGATAATTGTTGCGAGGCCAGCTCAAGGCTTGGTCTGCATCGCAACGATCACCATAAAAATTCAACGTGTCGATCCAGCGAGTGGCTGAGATCAATGCACGATTTTTGTTGTCGTCAGACTTGTTGTCCCACTGCGTGCTGCTTGGAACGGTTTCAAAGTAGGCGTTGGCTTCTGCCAGCGTCACAAAGCTGTTGGCTGTCGCACTCTTCAATGTGGCGTTGATCGTTGCAGCCACGGCTTACCTACCTACCTTTTTCATTACCATTTTATGCGCTTCGGTGAAGGTCTTACCAGACTTCATCAGCCGACGCATCTCGGCCATGTGCTTTTTGGTGTGATGCTCTGCATGACGTTTCATCGCGGCTTCTTGCCGGGTGGTCAGTTTTTTGGAACTGTTGTACGCCATATCAAAAAGAAGGTGGCCCCACCTAATGGTAGGGCCTTTACTCTGATCAAGATCAGATGGTGCTGGTATCCAGCGAGCTGTTGACAGTGATCTGAACCATAGGGATCAGGTCAATGTCGTAGGTAGCAGACCAGTTACCTGCGGTAGCAAGGTCACTGTTGTTCGGGTTGTCGAAGCTGCCACCCCATGCAGTACCCATCACGTGATAGGTGGAGTGATAGTCAACAGACAAGACGTCCTGCTTAGAAAGCACATTGCGGTCTGCTTCAATCCGAAGATCTTGCTGAACGCCTTCCATGATTGCGCCTGCTTTCGTCAGATAGCAGTAGAACTCACGTTGGTGACCGCCAGTGCCAGGAGCAACGGTATTAACCGCAGGATCCATAATCACATTCATACCAGCAAATTCGCCGATAGAACGTGCACCAACGCCAACACCACCACCACCCCAGGTGATTGCACCACCTGTGGACAATGCTGAAGTGGAGAAAGTCAGCAGGCCCACCTGATACAGGTAGTAACCAACAGAAGGGTGAACAACCAAAGTGTCTAGCTCGTCACCACGCTCTCCAAGGAGAGAACGGCCACGTGCTACAGCAGCAGCGGTAAGGAAGTTGTTTTCATCCGCTCCAGATGCAGCAGCTTTACCCAAGTCCAGAGCGTTACCGGACAGAGCAGTGCCAAACAAACCAGCAAGCTGAGAGAACAGACGGGCACTGTTCAGCTTGTTAATGGCGTCAGCCAGTTGGTTGCGGATGTGAAGCATAGGATCTTCACCGGCCGCCAAAACTGCGATGTCATCTACGGCATACGCGAAACCGCGATGGCAGATGGTTGCAATCTGGGTGCCAGTACCGATCTTCTGAGGAGTCAGATAACCAGCGCCACTGGTGCCCCAAGTGGCAGTACCACTCATGATCTCCTCGGTAGGAGATGTGGGGTTGAACTCTGGAACTTGAATGCGCGTGCCACCCTGACGAGAATCAAGGAGAGCATTACGAGCAATTGCGCCGGACTGAATGAACAGACTGCGCTCTTTGATTGCCTCAGACACATAAGTGCTGATATTATTCCTTTTTACGATGTCCGCCAGAAGGACACCGCCGGAATAATTCTGAAATGGAGCAGCCATTTCTTATTCGGGATTAAGGTTTGCGGGGTTCAAGTCACGGACTTGAGTGGTGTCCCACGGGGACTATTTACCGGCCTCTCTCTTGAGCACAGCTGCAAGATCAGGGTCGGTGACTTCCAAGGCCATTTGCCTGG